TGGATTGTTTATCTTGCTTAGGTCTGTATTTGCCAATGGTTCAGCAGCATTTGGACCCATTACAAACACCGGTTTGCCAAGTATCAGTGCTTCAACTGCGGCTATACTGTTATATGTAACCATACAATGTACATCACGTTGCAATGCCATTTCCATAGTATCATCGTTTGTGCGTATATGACGTTTTTGTTTCTCACGAATTACTATCGGACGTTTAGTATACTTTTTTATTTCTGCTACAGTACTTTCAAGCCATTCCTGTAAGTCAACATTCCAATAACTTAATGCTTTCTGACTTGGCGGACACAACAGTATGTTTTCTCCTGGTGTGTATCTACGTATTTCAGTTCCGGTTCGCATGAATCTATCGTCTGGACAGTCCTTCAGTATTGGCAGGTTAAATTGTAATGCGTTTTTTGTAATGCGATGATAGTGTTTTGTTTTGTCGTTGCCAAAATAACCTGTATCTATGTAATAAAAATCTCTACCGTCTTCAATTGCTTTGTGTATGACTTTCTTTTTTGCTATACCACGTACTGCAATTGGTGTTGTAGCGTCAACATTTTTTATATCTTTACTACCAGCAAAAACACCCTTTGATCCTGTCAAAAAATTATCTAATATTGCATCTTTCTTTGGTTCTTTAATCACCTCATCCTCCTTAGCAACAAGGCCTGCATCAATTATTCCTATCACCTGGGGACGTTCATAAATTGTTAGAAAGTCTTTGATGACATTGCTTGCTTTGGTGCGTCTGTAAATATTGTGTGGGTCTTTTGCTGAGTCTATGATTGCATATAATGTTTCTTTTATCTCCATTGGCAGGCTTAGGTCGAGTATACCAACTGTTTTGTTCTCAAGAGAACTTAAATATCTTTGATGGTAACTGTTCCATACGTCTGCATAACCGCAATTTTGATGATTATCAAACCAAGGACCGCCTTCGGTGTAGTGCAACAACAATGGCGAACCATCTCTGCCTTCTACATACCAATCCACCAGCCAATTCCATTGTGGCCCAAGCAAGCCGATGTAGTGATCTTTCAACCAACTGAATCTGTGCAAGTATGCACCAGTAATTTCAGGATCGTTCACTAATTCTTTTGTAAATTTTTTATTTGAAGGATGGGGACAATTCCACACAACCATTGAACTCCAATTTTTACGCGGATATGCTAGTTGTTGCTGACCATCCATCTTAACACCTTCAGGTGGTGTATAATCATGTTGTACACAACTGACTGCTTTTTTAGGATCTATCTCTGCTATTAGTTCAGCAATATCTGTTGTAAGAACCATATCACTATCCATGAAGATAGCAGTACCTTCAAAATTGTTTAGTTCTGGCACAAGAAATCTTGTAAATGTAAACTCAGTACTGGCAAGTTTATCTACGTCACGCCAGTATAATCCACGTTTACGTAGTTCATCCTGTTTGAGCATAACTATATCAACTGGTATAGTTGCGTGTTCAAGTATGCTATGCTTGCACACATCAGCGGCTATAGGTTCGCGACTATCCCATCCTATGTAAACTGTTAGCATTAGTCAATTCTTTCTATATCATCTTCGGTTAGTTTAGTGCCTTTCCATACTTCTACTATATGTGCAGGTTTGTCTGAATCGTTTACACCTTTATGCCATACGTTGCTAGGAATATCAATTGGATTTGCTGGTACAAGATTTTGTCTTTGCGGATCGTCAGGTGTGCTACGTTGACTTGTAAGTATGTGAGCACTGCCACTTACCAAATTCCATGTTTCTGATCTGTGTTGATGGCGTTGCATACTAAGACTACTGTTTGGATTGATTACTAGTTCTTTAACTGCAAACCCATCACCTTTGTATAGCTCTCTATAATGTCCCCATTCTCTTTCAACCTTAGGAGCCTCCCAGTCTTTGAGTATCCAACTGCTACTATTCTTTTTATCCTCGCCGCCTACACCAAAAGCAAAACTTACTCTGTCAATATTAGCACTTTCTTCTGGTGTGTTTCCAGATTTTCTGTCACCACCATTGGCAAATACAATCTTTGCATCTGGATTATATTCACGCATGTCTTGTATGAATCTTATTGCACTATCATCTTCGTCGTAGTCGTCTTCGAATCCTACACATTGGTCCACCATGAGCAACTGACTGATAATAGCACCTCTTTCTTCTAGTGGCATGAAATGACGACCCTTTTTACGTTTCAGCCATGCATCACTGTTAATACCTACTGCCAAATGATCGCCCATTGCTTTGGCAGCTTTGAGATACTCAATATGTCCACTATGCAATGGATCAAACCCACCAGTAACTAATACTATTGTTTTTGGTAAAGGTTTTCCGTGTGCTTCGTTATAGGGTTTATCGTCTTCTGGCTTTTGTCTAGTTGGCAATTCAACCATTTTGTACCTCTTTTGTAAGTTCTTCTACACGATTTCGCATCCAACTTATAGCAGTATGAATATGTCCAGTGGCACTTGGTTGTAAACAACTTTGTGCAAATTTAATTTCATCTTCTAGTATGAAAATACGTTCCATTTTTTGTACTTGCGTTCTTGTCATCTCTGTGTCTATCATTATATACCTACTTAATTATAACCCTTGTTTCTTTTTACGTTCCAAGCAATTGCAGTTTGCAAACCTCCTGGCTTGTTGTCGTTTACGACAATTCTTTCTCCATGATGTATTCCAAATATAGCCATGTCATAACGCAGTCCGTGACTTTCGATTACATCAAGTGTTTGGCGTTTAATGTACCAAGGACGTGCAGTCATTATTATGATCAAGTCGTCTTTTGGTATCTTTGCCCACATTTCTTTTACACCAGGTAGTAGTTTATCATTATGATAAGGTGGCTGATTTACTTCGAATATTGTGCCATCTACATCAACGATCCATGTGTGTCCTAAGTTTGTGCTGAGTTCAAAAGGAAATACATCTGCTACTTTTGCGGTTGGATAGTTTGTATTGTTGTAGTCAAAATCTTCTATCATTTTATTCTTTCTAGTATTACAATATACTTTACTATGTCAATTGTTACGTTGTTTTTAAAGTGTTTTGTTTTTGGTCCAGTGGTCCAGTCTTCGACGATACGCCAGTCTGGTATTGCTTGTATTTTATCACGCCACCATTCTGGTTTTTCGATTATCAAATGTGCATTGCGTCCATCTTTGAGACCTTTTTTTGCAGGATGACATGCTATCAAATGATGTTGATATTTTTGCCCTATAGTAAAAAGTTTCTGTAAAGTTACGTCAATATTTTCTGGTTCTATATGCTCTAGTACATCACGACTGTACACCAAGTCAACAGATTCCGGTAGGTCAATTGGGCTAGTAATCGGATCATAACTGTAGATTTTCATTTTATCGCTTTGTAGTTGATTAAGTGGCATGTCTTTGCCACAACCAAAATCTAAGATACTTGCAATATCTGGAGTGCTATCTAAAAACTTTTTCAGTATTTTTGCAACACCTGTTCCTGTACCAAAACTCTTTCTGCCATGCAGTCTTTCTAGTTCTATCATGTATTCAGGACTATTCTGCATCTTGTTCGGTTCTCTTTACGTAGATAAAATCTGCTTTATCAACTCGACTGTGTAGTACATACCCGTACTCTCTTAGTAATGCAAAAGGGTCAGGCATGTCGTCTGGCTGTCTATCTTTGTGTATTCTTACTTTTGCTTCAATCAATACCACAGGAGAGTTATTTTGAAAAAACTTTTCTGCACCCTCGAGTAGATAGCCTTCATGGCTATCACAGTCTATTTTTATAAAATCTATGTCAGTAAAATGATAGCTGTCGAGATAGAGACATTGTACTTCTGTACGATCGTGAACATAGATATCCTTTGGTAGTTCTTTTTTATCACTTACCCAACCAGAAAATGTTGTTTTGCCGTTGTATAATGTCTTTAATTCATTGACATTACTCAATGCTATATTGTAAACTTCGCAGTTGTTGATATTCCGTTCTGTTAAATTCTTATCACAACATGTGTGGGTTAAAGGATGTGGTTCAAAACCAATTACTCTATCAAATAGTTTACTCATATGGACCGTGCTATCACCTATCCATGTGCCTACATCTATTGCGTTTCTGCGTTGTTCGCATAGTTCAACGGCTATACTGATAGGACGCTCACAAGGAAAACTATCATTTCGCATGTAATCTCCTGGACGGCCATTGCTTAATCCTGGTACGTGCCACCAATTTCCATTTTTTGCAATCATTGCTGGCTCATATCAATTAGGCTTTTATCCAGCCAAGGTAGCAATAGATCCCTTTGCCGTAAAGCACCGTATTTGGTAATACTTTGTACGGCCGTTTCAGGAAGTAAATCTGTTTTATCTACCAAGGAATATAAATTAGTCGTTTGTGGATCCATTGGTTTTGTATCGCTTTTATATACTATAGCAAAGATCCAAGGATCTCCGATTGCTTTTTTAAAAAATCCTCCTTTGCAATCCCAACCATTTACGGCTAACATGTACATGAGCATAGGCACAGTGTAATGATACTTGTAATTCATTTGGGCATTATATTCTAACATGTTGAATTCAACATTGGTAGTTTGTTTTACCGCAATAACCAGCATGGCATCTTTGTGTGCAATGCTCCACCAGTTGCGTAATGCTTTATATGGATTAAGAATAAAATGCAAAGTGTCATGACAGTACAATATATCAAATTTTTTTTTGGTTTTTGAAAGCAACTCTGGGTCACCTTTTTGGAACGATATACTGTTATGTTTTACAAGTAATTTGTCAATCGCACTCTGCCCTACGCATTTTATATTCAAAGGCTGACGTCTTTGATCATTGGTTGTAGCATTCGCAAACCACTGCATGTTCAATGCTTCGCTATCGCAACCCAAATCTACAACACGTCCAATGCTTTCCATAAAGTCATCGTATTCATAGAATAAATCAAGAATATGTGTTTTACTGTGTTGGTATGCTAGTTCTTGACTTGTAAAGCTGGAGTAATTCATTTTCAAGTTTCTTAGCCTTTGTTTTTTGCACCGCAAATGCAGTTTTACTTATATTCTCTACTAGTTGTGCATTAGATTCTAATCTTTGCCAATGTTTTGCTCGCAGTGCAACTGTATCAAGATTGCTAAATCTGTGTGCTTCTGCCACAACACGATCCATTCTTCCAAGCGGATCTGTGTCCTTATCGTAGCTGTGATCAATTAAATCATCGAATAAGTCAAAACCCATGTTGCGTATTTTTTCTACTAAACCAGGCACTGCATACCAGATTGGAAATTGATGCCAACCAAACACTTTATAACTTTTTTCTGTAACAAAAATACTTCGCCATGCTAGCCTGTCAGTTTCATTACTGGTTTCAACTACTAACTGTACTGGTGCAGTATAAAACAAATTGTGATCGGGGTTATGTTGTTGTTGCTCGCTAACACTATTTTGTTCAACATACATTGGATATGGATAAGGATTTACCATTTGTCTCCATTCATTGGGAATTGATTTTGGAAATGTACCCAGTGTAATTCTTACGTTTTCGGTACCAAACTTGTCCAGTATTTTTTTTGCTAGTGTACAACGACTTTCGCTTGCTCTTCGCATCAGCACAACAATCTGTCGATCCATTTCAAGATCACGCCATACTATGTTTCGTTTTTGCAACATTGCATACCAGTGAGGATTATATATCAGTCTATGAACATTGCACTCAGCAGGATAGGGCAAATTTTGTGTGTCTTCATAGCAACTGAAAAACACACCAAATTGTTGCAAAGGAAATCCAAGTTCTCCAAGCATTTGTCTAAAGGGCTCAATGTCATCAGCATTATGGCCTTCCCAATTTGGATTTACAATTATACAATATTGTTTGAGTTTTTCAACTGTGAGATCAGCACGTTCTAAGTCTGCTAAGAAAAGTTCACGCCAATATTTCTTTACTTGTTTAGAGTATAACTTATCAAATTCGTGTTTGACCCATATGTTATACCATATAAATTGACCTTTAATACTAATACGATCAGGCATCAGACCTGTACGTCTTCCATACCAGCAGTACGTAGTCTCACGATATGTCCTAGTTGCCACTGTTTAGTATCTAAGCCTTTCATTATGCCAAGATATTTGTTACGTAGCAGTGCAACTTCGTTGATAAGTGTTTCAAAGTCAATTACTTCATCCTCGCCATCAACGTATTTCTCTGCATCTCTGCTGGTTAATGCACGGGCATAGCCTTCTAAGTATTTTTGAAAATGTCTACGTCTAATTTGTCGTAGACGTATGTTTAGAAAGTTAAGGACTGCTTCTATTTCTTGTAGTTGATTAAACCGATGCTCTGTCAAACCAGGCAAGGCTTTTATATTCTTTTCAACTAATCCTCCAACCCTGCATTCACTCTTTGCTACTTCTAACTCATGCTCATAATGTGTTATGAAGTTAGGAATTTCTGCAAGATTGTTTGTTACTTTGCTATACCACATTAGTAATCATCATAGTTAAATTCACCGTCTTCGTCATACTGGTCCAGTAGTTCATCACGCTCATCTTCTTCCAAATCATCTTCTTCATACTCGCCAAGGTAATCTCCAACTGCTAGTTTTATAGCACCATCAAACTTGAATGCATCTCTGATTTCTTCAGCACTGTACTGTCCTATCAGTGCTTCGACAACATGATTGGCAGCTTCTTTGATATCACTTGAGTCATGCATAAACTGGCGTGTTTCTTTCCAAACCAATGCGGCTATTTCTAATGACAAATCTGTCTCCTATTCTTTTTGTTCGGTGTACTTATAATATATTGGCTAATTCTTCGAAAGTCTGTTTGTAGTCTTGTTTTCTTATTTTATCTGTTGTGCTTAAAAAATTTATCATATTTGCAGTGTCCGTTGATATTATTGTACTATTCATTAGACTTACAATTGGCTCTATAATCTTTTGAAATTCATCATCTTGTATGTTTAATAGTTTATCAGTTATATACTTCTTTTGTTTTTTGTTAAACAAACAAATGTTCATTTGCTTGGGCTTATTCAACGGATTGAACGATACCGGAAGTTCATATTTTTTACAGAACTGAAACACTGAATAAGTGTCTAGTATATTGAGTGTTGATATTGTACTCCATACGTTTAAATTTATCACTGTATCTGTAACCTTTTTGTACTTTTCAATTGTATCTACTATTGTTTTCCAACTCACACCATTTCGCACATACTCAAACTTTGGTCCTATTGCATCTATGCTAAAACTTAATTCAACTTCTTTGAAACGACTCCATAATGGAATTAAATTTGATGCAAACGTTGTAGCATTGGTGTTGTAATGAAGTGATATATTTCTGCTTGTTTGTTTGTTTATAAAGTATTGTAACAGAGTCGAGTGTGTCTTGTCAAGTAAAGGTTCTCCTCCTGAAAAGTTTAGGTGCGACAAATCAGCAGTAATTTCTTCAAGATCTTTCCAGACTTTTGAACCGTTAACATCGGTCCACTCATTCTTAATTAGAGACACTGATGAAAATTGCGGATAGGATTCTTTATGCTGAGCAACTTCTTTTGCCCACTTACTACTCCAGGCAGGTCCGCATGAACGACAACTTAGATTACATGTTTTGTTAATCTTTATATCTAACCCAACTAGGTTATTACTTTTAGTATCATTGTAATCTATATCAAAAATTTTATCTCTATAAACATAAGCATCATTCTGTCGCTGACTTCTTACATTATGTTCTTCATTTTTCCAACAGTTGTTACATCCTATTGGCTTTTTACCATCTAAGAACTGTTGTCTGAGATCAGTAAAGTTTATTTCCTTAACTGATTCATTGTTTACATTTGGGTAGTCATCTACATAATACCTACAACAAGGCGCCAAATTACCCTGTTGTCTAATTTCTAACATTATCCATGGATTTACACACATGGTTTCGGGAATATCAAAATTTGTAGGATTTTCAACAGTTTCATTGCCGTTGTGTACAACATGCACAAAACATTTATCAATATCAAGATGCTTTAATATTTTATCAAGATAGGTATAAAATGGTTTTGTGTCAATCATAGGCACGGAATCAACGAACACTATACGTTGGTTAGGTTCGTAGTATTCTCTTTTACATTTTACAAGTTCCCTGTACAGACGATTTATTGGTTGTTCTAAAAAGTATTTTACTTTTTCAATGTATAAAACATCATACTGTGATAACTTATCATTCAGTTGGTTGCTCATGCACTTCTTCTACTACTTCTTCAGGAGTACTTAGTGCTTCTTCAACTATATTGAAATCATTCATAACCTTGTCTAAACAACCGTCTTC